GCTTTATTAAAACAATCTCAGATTTTTACAGGGGTTGTAGGTTCTATTTTTCAAATTATTGGTGCGTTTATTGACATAATGCTACTACCTTTAATACCTGTAGTCACGCCTATTATTAAAGCTATGGGTAAAATATTAGGTAGCTCTGCTCAATTCATGTCTAAAAAACCTACAGAATTGGCCATGCAGGTGTTTAAAATGATACCTATAGTCGGGGGTATAATTTTAGCTATAGACGTAGTAAAATGGTTAAAAGGTTGGCTGTCAGGTAGTGATGGACCAATAATGAAAATAAAAAGTAGTGTAACGAGTTTTTTTCAAAATCTTCCGTTAAACGTGAATAAAGTATGGACAGAAATTAAATTGTGGGGTGTTACTAAAATACTGGAACTCCTTACAAAAATAGATGATACTTGGAATGCTGTTACAGCGTGGCTGGGTGCGATTGAGTGGGATTTGAAAATAGGCACTATTACTCCATTTAGTGGTGTATCTAATATTAGTAGTCCGGTAGCAGCGATAATAGATGCACTAACACCAATACAAACAAACTTAGAAGGAGAGTTAAAGAAAATAAATGAATCGTTAGACAAGGTAGTAACTGTTGATGGAATTAAAATTAGGGGTGAGTTTGCATATGAAATGGCTGACCAAATAGCTAGAAACAAAGGTGGGGAAAATACATATCAAGGGTTTAATACAACTACCGGTGGACATCAAGACCAATTTAGAATGTTGCAGGGTGGAGAGGACGTATAACAATGGCCGAATTAGCAGTATTACTCCGAGATGGTACAAATTCCGGAGCCACAGACAGATTAGCTTTAAAGGCTGAACAACTTTCCTTATCATTTGGTAGACAGCCAATTCAAATTCCTTTACCTGCTGCATCTCCGGTAATAATTGATTTAGGTCAATCTAGACCTACAATTACTATTTCAGGCATAATGGACAACATTGGACAAGATTTAAGCAACACTACTCAAAATGCTTTTTTTAATATGGAAAAATTTACTGAACAAGGTCAAACTTATTATGTTCCATATAAAAACTATTTAGAAAAAAAATTATTAACTTGGGCTACGGGGGCTAATTTAGAACTAGAAATTGGAGATGCTACTACACCTGATTACTCAGGGTCAGGAACGACCGCTTCTACAGGTGGTGGTATTTATAAAGTAGCTGTTTCACAATTTCAATTTACTCAAAGTCCCGGAATGGAAGACAGGTGGGCTTTTAGTATTCAATTTGTATCCGAGTGGCGAGCCGGTGTATCTTAAGGAGAAGCCATGGCATCTAAATCAATAGTATCATACTGGGATGGGGACTCTTGGGAAGATTTCGCTGTTAGTGGGGTTAGTCGTCTTTATGACTTATCTATTCTTGATACATTAGGAGCACCCAGACGGGCTGTTGCAACTATTGTAAATAATTCAGCAAACCCCCAATCTAATTCTGCGGCTTCTGCAAAAGGACCTTTTACGGGAGTTTTAGGAGACTTTACTCCCTTGAAGATTCGAGACCAAGATACAGGAGAATTATATTTTTATGGGGCTGTCACAAAAGTAGAAGAAGAGTTTTCTGTTAGTGATGGCATGTACCTAATTATTGAAGCTCAAGATTATTTGTTTGAACTTAGAGAATCAAACACTACAGGTCAAAACTCATTGCGACAAATTGCTAATGACCGTCCCTTAGTTGCTACCTTAAATGAAGCTTTAGATAATAGTGAAACAGAAATTACTGTAACTAATACGGATGAGTTATTTATAGGTATGCGTATAACGTTTGCTAGTAATGATGAAGAGATGATTATTACAGAAATTAATAGCTCTACCTCTATAGATGTTGTAAGAGGCGTTAATGGTGAGTTTGATACGCACTCTAGTAGTGCGGCTATGTTTGAAGCAGCAACACCAGTATATCAGTTTGTACCTAGATTAGGGCAAATAAATGAAGACACCAAAGAATACAGAAAACCTTATGGTAGCCGAGGGGGATTAATAAAATCTTTGGTGAGTCGTTATTCAGCTAACTTAAGACACACGGGTCCTTCTGTACAAGTAAATGAGGCAATTGATGCAAGTGAAACAGAATTAACTGTAATTGACTCTACAGGAATGTTTGTCGGCCAAATCCTAAAAGTAGACAATGAAGAGATGTTAGTAACGGCTGTTACCGATAAAACTACTATAACTGTGGAAAGAGAATACAGAGGAACAACAGCGGCAACTCATTCAGATAAAGCTATATTACAAGCGGTAGATGATAGATGGACAGAATCTACAGCAAACTACACTAAAAATGGAACATTAAAGTTAGCAAGTCAATCATCACAAGCCGTTTTGAAGCATATTAGAACCGCTTCTGCTTCTGAACCGCATGCCGCATTATCTGCAGCACAGACAGAATATGGGCATGATTATTATGTTTCTCCAAACATAACATCTACAGGAAATGTAATACCAGATTCATTTTTAGATTATTTTAAAAAGGGGACTAGACCTACCAGTGAAACATTAGGTCCAACAGCATTTGGGTTAAATATACATTATCCTTCTCCAGACACAATTACAAACGGGTCTTTTGTATCTACAGGCCGTCAAATACCTATGAGACAAAGTAACATAGACCGACCTAAAGCTGAAACCTTTACAGAAGCAACGGTTCAATTTAATGCGACATCTAGAGGAGATAAAGGTGATGCTATAACAACTAAAAATACTGAAACTTTTGAATTAATTGAAGTTTATAATATCAATACTTCTAGTAATGGGTTTACTTATCCGGGACGAAATATTTCAGGTGGTATACTTACTATAGGTGTTTCTGATTTATCTTATACAGATAGTGCTGAAGATTTTAGAACAATAATGACTCAAATAAATATGGGAAGTGGTTTTTCTGCAGGGGCTACAAGCTTAACGGTTGATTCAACAGCAGATATGTACGTAGGGCAAGTTTTATTTATTGGATTCCCCGGAGAACAAGTCTTAATAACAGCTATAAATAGTAGCACTAATTTAACAGTTCAAAGAGGCCACAACGGAACCACCGATGCTGACAGGGCTGACGATGCTTTCATATCTACTGTTGTAGGTAGAATACAATACTTAACAGCTGGCACAAATACAGTAAATGCAGACCCAGCAGTAGAAACAGCCTATATGTTAATATCTCATGTAGACCCAGCATTAGATGATTCTACAGTTGTTTGGGGTACAGCTTCCGCAACTCCAGCTGTAAATTCTTGGTTTGGAAATGATTCTGGATATTCTTTTAATTTGAAAGCGGGTGGTAGGCAAAGAACAAAACTCGGGGTTAGAAAAACTAAAAAAATGACAGTTTCAGGAACTGTTGACCCAGATAGTATTCGAGAACAAATTGTTTCCGAGCTTATAAGGCTTCAGAATCCACCACTTAGAGCTGATGTACAAAGTTTATACCCACCACATTTCTATATAGATAATGTACCAAGTGCGGTAGCAGGTTCCGGAACAGCTGAAATAACTGTGGGTAATACGCTTTTGACAGGAACTTTAAATGAAGGACTAGACACCAGTGAAACTGATATTGATGTAACAGACTCTACTGGGATGTATGTGGGGCAAACATTAAAAATAGATAGTGAAGAATTAGTCATTACAGCAGTAAATAGTAAAATACTTATTACAGCAAACAGAGGACAAAATTCTACCTCTGCTGCTGAACATACAAGCGGTGCTTCTATATTTGATGCTAATGTAGATTTGACTAAGTATGGGTTCCGTACCGGAATGACAATTAATGAGTTAGACTCTAATGGATTACCTACAAGTACATATGGGTATGCAACTTGGGTAAGTGCTACAAAAGTAAAGGTTACTTGGGCTACCGGAAGTGTTTCTACTAGTTCTACACTACGATACTACATCCCAGTTAGAGCTGGTGACAACGTTAGGGTTAGAACTGATATACAAAATGTAGATACTACTTTTACTGTTACTGGTACAGAGTTTCTTGAAGCTAATGGTGGTACTAGCACTCGATATAATTTAGTAGAAAAATCAGCTCTTATGCCTAGTGGATATGTCTCTAGTGGCATAGCGGCTGTAACTGAGGCTGCTGGGTCAGAAGACGGGTTTCCAGACGAGCCCGAATTTGCCGCAAACCCATCAGTTCAAACAACCTGTACTTTTTCATCTTCATCTGCAAGTCAAGTAAATTGGTCAGCCGGAAATGTTTATGTTGGGAATGAAGTTTTTGCGATTGAGGGAGGCAATTCAAGTTATCTATCGGCATTAAATTCAGATGGTAGAATTTATTATGTTTATTACATAAAAGGTGAAACTATATTTAGAGTAATAGATGATGGTGATTATGCGGCATTAGTACAAGAACGTAACGACTCAGATTTTAAAATAATTGCTGAGATAAACTATGATTTACCTACAGCTGTTTGGAGACTAGTGGGGATACAGGGAGGTTTTGCAGACAGTTCCATTGTAGGAGCTAAAGGACAAATTGATAATGTTTACGGAGCTAATGGTACAAACGCTGCTCCAACCTACTCATTTGCGGCAGAAACAGACACTGGAATGTATTTTAGTGGAGCCGGGGCGGTTAGATTTGCTGGTAGTGGTTATCACGCAGCATCTATAGGTGCTTCTAATGCTGACGATGGTACTATTTATGCTGAATATGCCTATAGTTTTTTAGGTGACACGAATACATCCATCTACAATGGGGCAGCTGACCAAATATCTTTTGCTACAGGAGGAGCCTTAAGAGGTAGATTTTATGATGGTGGGTTAGTGTTAGACCAGCTAGGAAGTACTTCAGGTACTGATTTAGTTGTTGATGGTTCAAATGTAGTACATTCGAAGTCATCATCTAAAAAGTATAAAAGAAATATAGTTGATATAGCATTAGACTCAAACAAAGTATATAACTTAAGACCGGTAGACTTTGAATGGAATGAAAAATCGGCTACAGAAGGTAAGAAAGATATTGGATTGATAGCAGAAGAAGTAGCAGAAATACTACCAGAAATAGTAAACTATAAAGATAACAAACCAGAAAGTGTTTCTTATGATAAGCTATCAGTAATATTACTAATGGAAATTAAAAAACTAAAAGAAGAAATAAAAAAACTAAAGGAGAATAACTAATGCCGGACATAACAGTATCATTTACAGACGCACAATGGACTAGAATAGTTGCTGCATCTACCCACATAAAAGGGGTTGGAGAAACAGGGGATATTGATGCTAACTATTTGTCCACTAGATGGAAAAAACAAATGGGTGACTATGTACAAGACTACGAAAAAAGCCAAGCGTCCGTCGACAATTTTTAAAATCATACAATATAGATACGATAATCCACACGACACCTTACAACAGATAGGAGATGCCTTCAAAGTATCTCGTCAATACATACATGAGGTACTAAAAAATAATGATGTACCTACTATTCGGGCGAAAAGACAAAAAGGAACTAGATACTGTTTAGTTTGCAAAGAACCTAGTACACGATTAGTACACAAAGGTAGTTGTCACTTTCAATACCATAACATAAAACTAGACTGTACTTATTGCAGAGTACCCTTTTACAGAAAACGAGCTCAGATTGTACATAAATATCATAGAGGGTACAAAAAAAACTACTGTTCCCAACAATGTTTTCATAAACATAGAAGCAATCGGTTTAATTAATTGTAAATTTAAACGAAATTCGTAGTATTTTTTTAAAAATATGATATAATAATAGTACTATTGTAATAAATCCCAACAGGGATAAAAATAAAAACATTAAAAGCTATGCAGATTGATAATGATTTAATATTACAGTGGGAACCTAAAATCATGAAAATGATTAGAAATACCTACATCGCTGGTATGGACCGAGAAGATATTGCTCAAGAATTACGTATTGCCTTAACTAAAGCCGCTAAAAAGTATGACGAAAGTAAAGGTGCTATATTTCATACTTACCTACATACTTCTTTAGTAAATACTATTCGAACTTTAATTACCAAGGCTCAAAGACATCCTACTTTTGTTAGTATTGATAACAACCCATATGACACAGCGGACACAGGGTTTTATACATCTGAAGTGGCAAAAGTACTAGCTAAAGAAGAAAAGGAATATGAAGAAGTAGACACAGAGTTACTTATACACACTAACGATGAGAATGGAGACCCTAAATTGCAATCTAATGAAAAAGCGTTTGTTAATTATAAATTACAAGGATTGACTATGGATGAGATTACCAAAAAACTTGGGGAGTCTTCGTATAAAGTTAGACATTCTATTAGAGAAAAATTTACAGACTTGTTATCTGAGACAGATGAAATTTGATGAGTTAAATGCCCGAGATATATATGAACTGTTTGGTAGTCTATATAAAGAAAAACACAATATAGAATATCCCGGAGCAGGGTGGATTGGTAATGAGATGCATCTTCTTCGGAATCTTCTTGACGAATATGGACCTGCACAAATAGCTTGTTGTGTTTTAAACTGTATTATTAATAATAATAGTAACGCTAGTGTTCCTTATTTAGCAGGCGGAATTAAATATTATATAACGCCTCATAATCCAATTATTTATTATGCAGTAACTCGATGGGGAACAGCTAGAATAAAAAAACTTTGGCAACAATATTTAATTTTAGATGCAGTGTGGTTTCCATCTGCTACACAAAGAACTAAAAGAAAAGTTATACTAAAAGAATTAAAGGAGTGGGCTTATGAGAAGGCAGATAAGGCGAGACAGGGGACTAATAAGAAAGCCGCAAAACCAAAAAAAAGTGGTGGAGGAGGAACAAAAGTATAGAGTAATAGCTTCTTCTATAGACCAAAAAGATTTTTGGACCGTTGGTTACTATGCAGACTTCAATAAGGCGAAAGAAGAAATTGACAATCTTGATACGTCTACTGTAATATACTATATATATAGCGATAATAACAGAGTTTTGTATAGCACGACGGGAGAAACAGATGGCTAATAATGTCGAATTTATAGAATCGGCCATAATTTTAAATCTTGATAGCAAAATAAATTTACACGCATTTAAACATACTGAAAAAGATTTTGCTGTTTATGGTAAGTCATACACTTTTGTTTTAAATCATTTTGATAAGTATGGGGTATTTCCTTCTACTGAAACATTAGTTGAAAATTTTCCTCACATAGACAGAACAGCCAATTCAGTAGACTTTAAATATGCTTTAGATGAATTTAAAAAACAAGTTTTACAGAGAACAGTACGTAATGCTGTTAACAGTCAAATAAATTTAATAGAAGAAAACCCTAAAAAAGCCATTACTAATCTAATGGTTGATTTGACTGATATAGAAATTGTTTATGACGAAGATGTTCAAACCTATGATAAGGGGGACACTTCAAGATTAAGTGAGTGGAGACAACGAACCGAGCGTAGACAAATGGGCGATGGATTAATGGGTGTCCCCACTAGTTTTCAGACAATTAATACTACAGGTGTTGGTTGGATGCCGGGAGAATTAGTGGCTATGTTTGCTAGACCTACTATTGGTAAAACATGGTTGTGTGTCCACGCTGCCGCAACAGCCGTACATAAAGGACATAGAACCTTATTAGTATCAACCGAAATGCCTCGTACTGCTATAAACATGAGGCTTGATGTAGTTTTAGCTAAACTTATGGGTTATAACTTTTCCCATAAAGCACTTAGACATGGTGATACTATTGATGAAGATTTATATGAACAGTTCTTAAAAGAATCTAATACAGAATCCCTTTTAGTATGTGACCACATTTCAGGTCAAATGGGAATATCCTTGGAATCAATTGCAGGATTAGTAAGAAAACATAATCCTGAGTTTGTAGTTATTGACGGAGTTTATTTGGTGGCTACAAGCGATTCAAGAAAAGCTGCTTGGGAACAATCTCATGCTTTATTCTATGGGTTGAAAAACCTAGCAACTTCTACAAATACTCCAATCATGGTATCAACACAGGCTACTAGGGATGCTGCTAACATGTTTACTCCCCCTAGAGCGGACCAAGTGGCATTTGGTGATGCTTTGATAAGAGCTGCTGATGTGGCTATAGCGATGTGTGCTGTGGCAAATGATTCAGCAGACGGGTCGCTAATGCAAAAAGCGGCTGACACCAAGAGACTAGTGCAATTCCAAAAATATCGGGATGGTGAATTGCCAAGAGATACAACCTATATGGAGTGGTCAGTCAATAATGGTGACATTAAAGAAATACCCGATTATGATGGGGGAGGAGATTTTTAAACAAGGAGGTTATTATGGGAATCTTAGACTGGTTTAGTGATGACGATGACAGTGGTGTTGTCGTAAAGTCCACTAGAAGCAAAGGAGATGGAAGACCTATTATTGATATAACCGTAGATGATATCCGAAAGGGAATTGCTACAGATGAAAATGGTTATAGAAATGAAGTTGTTCTGTTTCTAAGAAAAAATAAAAAGGATAGATAATGGTAGATTGGTACTCTATATTAACTAAATATGGGGTGGACATTCCGAATGAAGAACAGATTGTTATACATTGTCCTTTTCATGAAGATAGAAAAGAATCATGTGCAATCAATTTAGATAAGGGAGCTTGGATATGTTTTGCTGGTTGTGGTCAAGGTGGCCTAAAAACTTTTATACATATGCTTTCAGGCAAATCATGGGATGAAATCAATGCAGAGATTGACGGTCAAATTGACCGAAATGTACTTGAAATTAATCCACGATTCTTTGGCGACGAAGAAAAGGAAATTGTTGAAAAACTCCCTTATCAAAAACCCGATATAATTTTAGACGTACCAGACAATCATTGGATTTACAAAAGAGGTTTTTCCAAACAAACTATTGTGGATTGGGATTGTAAAACCAATAACTTTTTAGACTTTATGATTCCAGCTAAAAATTCATCTAATGAAACTTTAGGCTGGATAACAAGAAGAACTCAAGCAGTACCAAAGTATTTATTTTCTAAAGGTTTTTCTAAATCTAAGACTATATTTGGTATAAATCGTGTAAAGAATGTAGAAACTTTATATGTAGTTGAGGGTGCTTTAGATTGTATGTGGCTTTCACAACATGGTTACCCAGCGGTTGCAATTTTAGGTGCAAGTTTATCTAAAACGCAAATAGAGCTGTTGAGCACACTTAGACCACATGAAATAGTTTTAGCATTAGATAATGATGATGCGGGCAGAAAAGGTATAAAAAAAGCTACACTTGACATAGCTAGTAGGTTTTTGATATCATATTTAAACATTCCACAAAAATACAAAGATTTGCAGGAAATTACTGATATTGATATTTTACATTCAGTAGTAACTAGCAAAGTTTTACTATAAGGAGATTATTAAATGAGCGGAATTACAAGAATACAAAAGGGTAGAGAAGACTCTAAAAGACCGGATGTAACATACACACCGGGTAAAGAAATATGGTTTAGAGATGGAGACCAAGTGTTTTTATCTTCAGTGGCTACAGGTGCCGAAAACGATAAGTATTTAGAAGAACTGTACCTATATACTTTTAGAGCAGGTAACAAGTTTATAAATTTACTTAAGGACGAAAGAGTAGATACAACTATTGTGCCTGATGATGTAAGAGCTTCACATAAATTTGCTGTGTGGGCTTATGTACATGAAATTATACACTTAGAAAAAAGAAATGATGACTGGATAGAGATTGAAGGTCCTGCTGGTAAAAAAATGTACAAAGAAGAAATCAACGACTTCCGTATTATTGCTTTGACTTTTGGAAGAAGTGATTATATATGGAATCAATTAGTTGATGTGTACAATGATTGGGGAGCATTAGACAAAGGTGTGATAAGAATTAAAAGAACAGGTTCAGGAATGTATGAAACCTCTTATTCAATCACAGCTACCCCTAAAAATGAAGAGATACCTGAAGACAGAAAAAACGAAATTATTGAATTACCAGCATTAAATGATTATTTTTATGAGAGATATGGTAATTCTGCCGACGCAGCTATGGATATAGCAAAAAGTGCAGCAACTGTAGATGCTCAAGAACAAGAAAACCCTTTATTCTAAACAAGCTGCAGTAACCGAAGAAACATTTGAACAAAGTGTGAATCAGCTGAGGTCGGTATTAGAGGTAGCACCGACCTTGGTTGTAGATGTTGAGACCAATGGGTTAGACTCTTTTGGCACCAATCAAATTTGTGGTATTGGTGTTGGGCAGCCCGATTATGAAGGACTTACACAGTACTATCCTTTCAGACATCATGAAGGTGGTAACCTGTCTTACGAGTCGTTACAAGAGCTTATAACCCTTTTAAATCAATTAGTTAAATCTTATATAGGTTACAATTTAAAGTTTGATTTACACTTTTTAGAAAAAGAAGGTTTATCTGTTGTTGGTAAAGAACTTATAGACGTTATAGTCATGGTGCGTTTAGTAGAACATTCTGATACTAAAGAATTGGGACTTTCGGCTACTGGTCGAAGAAATTATGGGCAGGAAGCCATTCAGTACGATGATGATACTAAAAAGTTTTTGAAATCAAACAAGGGTTGGTTTAGAGATTTTTCAAAAGCACCTGCAGATGTGTTAGGCGAATATTGTCAAGAGGATGTAAGACTTACCGCTAGGCTTTATAACGATTACTTAAAAAAGATAGAGGACACTAAACAATTATCTATTTTTGGTATGGAGTGTGAGTTAACGAAAGTTCTATATTTTATGGAACAGAGGGGCATTTCTGTAGACAAAAATTATGCGGGGGAAGTTGAAAAGCAGATTGCATCTAGACTTACACAAGTTGAAGATGAGATTTTAGAAATATCTAATCGTAAAAAATGGAATTATGACATTCCTATGTCTTCAAACAAACACGAAGAAGATGAGTTCAACATATCTAGTCCAAAACAAATTGGAGAGGTGTTTAATTCTTTAGGAATTGAATCACCAGTAAAGACTTCAAAGGGACAGGATTCTTGGAACGAGGCGGCACTTATTAATATTAACCACAGAATGGCTGGGTTGATAAGACAGTACAGAACATTAGAAAAGCTTAAGTCTACATATATACTGCCTTATACAGAAATAGATACTATGCATACTTCATTTTGTAACTGGGGCACAGCAACTGGAAGACTTTCTAGTAGAGACCCCAATTTACAGAATATACCAAGAAATCATTTTAAGTTAGTTGAAAAAACTTTGGACGAAGATGACAAGGTTGATATCAGGGGTAAGATTTCAGCTATGGTTGCTCAAAAGGGAATTACCATAGATAACGAATTATCTGACGAGGTACTTTCTACATGGTCATTTATTGGTGACGAGTCGTATGATGAAAAAGACAGAGACCAAATTGCTATACGTAGACTATTTGTCCCACGTCCTAATTACTCCCTTGTTGGTTTTGACTACAGTCAAATGGAAGTACGAGTGTTTATGTCTTATTTTAGAAACCCTGAAATTGATGCAATACTAAATAAAGAAGACGTTGATTTTCATAGTGAGGCAGCAAAGCTTGCGTTTAAGATAGATGAAGACCACGAAAGATTTAAAGAATATCGTCAGTATGCTAAAGCTATTACATTCGGTACTATTTATGGTATTGGTAATAAGAAATTGGCCCAACAACTCAATACTAGTCCCAGAGAAGCTGGAAAATTTAAGAGGCAATACTTTGAGGGTATGAAAGGTTCAAAAGCTTTTTTTGATGCAGTAGTTAACAAGGTAGAACGAGTAGGTACAATTCGTAATAAGTATGGTAGAGTTTATCAAATCAATCCTCAGTTTGCTTATAAAGGTGTAAATTATCTCGTTCAAGGTACAAGTGCAGACCTTTTGAGCGAACGAATGCTGGTAGTCGCTGATTTTCTAGCAAACAAGCGAAGTAATATTTTGCTACAAGTGCACGATGAAATTATATGTGAGATACATGACTCTGAATTAGAGAATGTACCCTATACAATACGAGATTTATTAGAAACAAATACTTTAGACATACCCCTAAAAGTTGATATGGAATTGTGTACACCATCGTGGGCAAATAAGAAAGAGTTGAA